CCAGCGTTAGCGCATTGGCTATTAGCGGCAACTTGGTTCCTGTTGAAGCAATCCCCGCATTTGGTCAAGATGATGCCGTGGCATCTTTCGGCGTTGCTGGTTCGCGTCAATCGGACAAAATCCCTGTGCAAAGCGCACCCACCAGCATGACCATCACTGCCGCTTGGAACCCTAGCGACACTGTGCTGCTGTTGCTGCGTGGCGATGCCTACAACGGCACGATTGACCGCACGTATGTCATTAGCGCAACCGATGGCACTGGCATTGTGAATTACGCCTTTAACGGGCGCGTGAGCCAATGGCAAATTGACAGCGCACCCGGCGCCGAAGCCAAAGTGACGTTCACCATTCACCCGCGTGGCAACCAGTACGGCTGGTCAGCAAGCACTTAATATGAGTGACCAACTGCAAGCTGCTGTAGCAGCATTGACCAGCACCTACCAATCCCTAGATGTAATGGCTAGGGGTTGGGGGTTGGACGCAGAAGAAGTGGCAGACGCTTTGGATGCTGCTGACCCTGACACAGCAGAGTATGTGGCTCTCACGTATCTTGCAAAATACACAGAATAAGACATGGACACGACAATACAAAACACTAATGATTTGCTGGCATATTTGGTAGCGCAAAGCGAAAGCGGCAACAAGCAATGGTTTGGCTTTTTGCAGCAGAAGATTACAGGCATTAGCCTAGCGCACCAAATTGCCGTAAATCATGCCGACAAAATGACCCCTGATGAAGTTGTGGATTACGTCATCAAGCTGAACAACGTACTATTTACGCGATTGATTAAACCGGGGGCATAAACATGGGCGGCGTTACCATTAAGTTGGAAGGCATAGGCCCAATAGCTGATGTTTTGAAAGAAATTTCAAACGAAATTGGCGACAAAAAAACGCAAAGCAAAATCCTAGTGCCAGCGGTGCGCGAAGCCATGAAGCCTGTATTAGCAATGGCAAAAGCTAACGCACCCAAAGACACGGGCGCATTGGAACGTAGCTTAATTATTGAGGCGCGTAGACCAACCCGGCGCGACAGACGTTCCAAATACGTTACTGAAACCGATACTGTGATTGCAGCGGTAACAACGGCAAGCGGTAAAAAACTAGCCAAGATGGGCATAGAAAGTGATGCACGCGCAATAGCACAAGAATTTGGTTCAGCTAGAAATACAGCGCACCCCTATTTGCGACCAGCATTGGAAAGCATGGCACAAAGCACAGTAAACACTTTGAGTGGTATATTGGCACGCAGGATAGAACAATTTAAGGCAAAACAGAAATGACAAAACTAGCATCAGCATTTGGTGAAAAATACCAAGCACAGCGCAAACAGTTGTTGACCCGAACCTTTGAACTAGGTGGGCACATTTTTAAAGTAAAAATTCCTTTGGTGGTTGAAACACAGGAAATTTACCAACGCATACAAAACCCAAATGACCAAGCAATAGAAGCGGCTTACCAAGAAATTGCCGCACCATTGTTGGCGTTCAAAGATACACCCGATGGCAATGTAACCTATTTGGAAAACGACATTGTTGTGGAAGGGCGGTCACTGCGTGAAGCTGCCAAAAACAAAATCACAACGCAAATGCGGATTACCGAATTCATTAAGCTGCTGATTCCAGAAGATTCCAACGCAACGCTGGATGACATTACTTATGCCGACATTGAAGCCGAGTTTCCATTTTCTGTACAAATGGCATTGATTGAAAAAATTGGCGAGGCAATTAGCCCATCGTACAAGGAAACGCGGGGAAACTGATTGGCTCGTTGAAAACGCAAGTGGAATGCGCCATGATTTTCAACGGGCACACACATGACACCATTGCCGGGTTAGACGATATAACGATGCGACAAATACAAACTATGTACGCTGATGGCGTAATTGGCAATCATGGTTTGTTAAACGTGTTAAGCACGTTAACCAACGGCGTATTTAATTACATTAGACCTGCCAACGCACCCACATATAAACTAGCCAACATTATGGGGCTTGCGTATGATTACCTATTCCCGCCATTGCCAGAAGAATACCAAAAACAAGCCGTGAACGACAATTTGCTAGCGTTTATGGTGCAAGCGCCGGGTTTTAGCAAAGACAGATTTGAGGTAAAGCATGGCTAATATGATTGGTAGGCTTGGCGTTTTACTGGGTTTGGACAGTGCCGAATTCACCAAAGGCATTGAAAACGCGCAAAAAAAGCTAGAACAATTTAGCAAGCAAGTTGAAGTTTATGGCAAGGTTGGTGCTGTAGCGTTAGCAGCGGCAACTTATAAAGCCTTGGAATTTGCTGATGGCATTGCTGACGTAGCTAAAGCCAATGACGTAGCCATTGATAGCGTATTGCGCCTGTCCAACGCATTAGCGCAAGCGGGTGGGCAAGCTGATGATGCTGGCAAATTGTTAGCCGGGTTTACCAAGTTTGTAGACACCGCTGCCGAAGGTTCTTTTGCGGCACAAAAGGCTTTCCAACAAGCTGGCATTAGTTTGGGCGATTTGAGCAATATGTCTACGGACGATTTGTTCCAGAAGGCAGTTGCTGGAATTGCCGCCATTGAAGACCCGTTAACACGCAATGCCAAAGCAATGGAAGTATTTGGCAAAGCTGCCAAGGGCGTGGATTTTATTGGTTTAAATGCCGGGTTAAAAGATAGTAAAGGCGCAACCCTAGAGCAAGCCAAAGCCATTGAAGATGCTGCCGCTGCGTGGGATATGTTGCAACAAGCGGGGCGTGACGTAACGCTGATATTTGCCACATCTATCGGCCCAACGCTTAAAACATCATTAGATTACATCAAACAATTAACAGGCGAAAGCAACATATTTGGTAACGCTATAAAAACAGTATTCCAAACTGTTGCGGTGCTAGGTTTGGATGTGATGTTTGTATTCAAAGGAATTTCCGATGAAATACAACACACTGTTGCCAATGCAAAAATATTACTTACACAAGGCATAGATGCTGCAATAAAAGCAAATGAAGCATACGACAAAATGCGTGCAGAAGAACGCGCACGCCTAGACTATGCTCAACAAAAAATAATGGGTGGGCCATTCACCGATTTTGGCGGTGATAGTTGGGATGCGCCTAAAAAACAAACAGGCGCAAGGCGTGCAGTAAAGCCGGGCGAAGACCCAGAATTAAAAAAATTAAGCGCACAACGCGCAGCAGCATTTGCAGCACAAGTAGCACAAGAACAAGAATTGGCGCGTATAGCTGGCGAAATTGCAAATGAAACAACAAGGGAATACAAAACATTTTTAGAGCGTATCCGCGCAACTGATTTACAACTAGACCGCGAACAGGAAATTTTTGATTTGTCGTTAAAAGCGACAAGTATGCGTAAAGAAGATTTCGATTTAGCGCAGCAGCTTTTGCAAATTGAGTACAAGCGTGCCGATGTAATTAAGCAAATTCAAGACAGCGACAAAATTGATGCCGACACAAAAGCGGTGATGATTCAGCGCGAAAACGAACAAGCAGAAAAAGCAATTCGTTTAGCTGAACGGCGCAACGCTGCTACTAAAAGTATGCGCGAAGGCACGTATGGCGAAGGCTTTGCCAAAAGCATGAAAGAATTTATACGCGATATGCCCACGGCAATGGAAGATGGACAGCGTGCGTTTGAATCTGTTGTAAGCAACATGGACAATGCTTTGCGTAACTTTGTACGCACAGGCAAAATTAGTTTCAACGATTTAGCCCAAAGCATTGTGCAAGATTTGATTTACATAAATTTGCGTGCCCAAGCTATGTCGTTTACAAAGTCATTGTTTGGTGGCGGCGGCGGCGGTGGGTTAGCTGGTTTGATTGGTAGCTTTTTTGGCGGTGGTGCATCTTCTGCTGGTGGTGCAGAAGATTTAATAGCGGCTTTTGGTTTTGCTGATGGTGGCAGCCCTCCGGTTGGCAGGGCAAGCATTGTTGGTGAGCGTGGCCCAGAATTGTTTGTGCCGCGTACAGCAGGGACAATTATTCCAAACAATCAGCTTGGCGGGTTAGGCGGCACAACTAACGTGACCAACAACTACATTCAGGCAATTGATACTAAGTCTTTTGAAGACAGGATTTATGGAAGTGCCAATGCAATTTGGGCAGCTAACAGGTATGGCGAAAAATCCATATCTGGCAATTTAGGGAGGGCGTAATGTCTTTTCAAACGATATTCAATATCCAACAAACAATGGCGGTAAACAATCGCCGCATGGTTGGGCAACAAGTTAGCCGGGGTGGTCAAGTGCGCGTGGCGCAATACTTAACCGCTGTGCCGTGGGTGTTTACAGTAATGCCGCACAATTATTTGTACTACCCACAAGTGCGGGGCATCATCCAAGCCATTGACAATAAAGACAGGCAATTGCCAGAAACAATCAGTTTCAACAATGCCAATTTATCTTGGTTTACTGCTTATCAAGGCGATTTAACAACTGCACAAGTTAATGCGCTGACATTGAGTGCTGTACCGCCAGCCAATAGCCAAACAATTACAGTTGGCAATTTGCCATCAGTATCGTCAAGTGTAGTGGTTTTCGAAGCGGGTGATTTTTTGCAATTGGGCATATATTCGTACAAAGTCACCACACAGGTTTTAAGAGGCGGTGGAAGCACAGTCAGTGTGAGCCTACATAGGCCCGTTATTGGCACGCCTAGCACGGGCACATTGACCGCTGTAGGCGTTAATTGCACGTTTTATATGCTTGCGGAAAGCTGCCCAACATATTCGCTAAACCCAATGACAAATGGCGCGTTTGTGCAGTGGGATGGTGCTTTTGTTTTTAGGGAGAACATTTCAGCATGACAACCACAATGGCTGCGTTAAGCAGCAACAGCATTAGATTTGCCGAATTTGTAAAGCTAACAACGCCAAGCGCGACATATACGTTTTGCAATGCAGCAGCAGCCATTACTGTGGATGGCACTGTTTTTTCTGGGTTAGGCAGTTTGCTTAACATTACAAATATTGAACGCCAAGTAAAAGCAACTAGCGGAGATTTGGGCGTATCACTTACTGGCATTGACAGTGCAAACATTGCTTTGATTTTGTCGGCAACTATTAAAGGCAGCAAAATTGAAGTTTGGCGCGGGTTCTTAGATTCAAACAATCAAATTATTACAACGCCAACACAACAATTTTTTAAACGTTACCAAGGTTTGGTTTCTACTGTTGCAATTAGCGAAGATTTTGATACTGAAAAAAGAATCAGGGTAGCAACGTGCGTTTTAAGCTGTGCATCATTTAGAACCATTTTGCAAAACCGCGTAGGCGGCATAAGAACTAACCCAAGCATTTGGAAAACTGTATACCTAAACGATACAAGCATGGACAGAGTGCCAATTATTGCGGCAACTTATTTCGATTTTGGTGCAAAACCATTGGCTGAAAGCCAAGCCGAAGCAGCCGCAGCAAAAGCAGCACAACAAGCGGCAGATGTTACTTACGGTAACGCACCGTTTTAAAGGTGTTATTTTGATAAGACAAGCAACAAAACAAGACATACCAGCATTGGTAGAAATGATGCGCCAATACGCTATGGAATCAAGCCCACAGGCATTGCGTGCTGAAACAAACCATGATGCCGATCATGTAACGCAGCTAATATTTCAAATTGTCTCTGGTCGCGGGTTTGCTTTAGTCGATGATGATTATCGGGGAATGTTGTTAGCTATGGTTGCGCCAAATTTGTGGTGTCCCAAAGTTTTAATTTTGCATGAACTTGCATGGTGGGTAAAACACGAATATAGAAACGGCACATTAGGTGGCAGATTGTGGGCTGAATTTAATATGATGGCGCAATCAATGATAAACAGCGGTCGCATTGGTTATGCCTGTACAACTGTTATGGCAAATTCACCATTGATTGATTACACTAAACGCGGGTACAAACCGTTAGAAGCAACCTTTTTTAAGGAATAAAGAATGCCAACGTCAGTTATTGCTTACGTATTTTTTGCTGGCGATGCCATTTTAATGGCGGCTACGCTTGGCAGCGTTGGCGTTGCTGTTGCTTCTTTTGCTGTTACTTATGCGTTGTCGCAAGTTATAGCGCGTTCTTTTAAACCCAATGCACAAACGGGCACAAACGCATCAATTGATAACGGCGTGCGCTTACAAGGCCCACCAAGCAATTCAAACAGCATTCCCGTGGTGTATGGTGATGCCTACTTAGGCGGCATTTTTACAGATGCTGTGCTAACAGTTAACCAAAAAACAATGTATTACGTGATGACTGTTTCGGCAATTAGCCCTAATGGTCAATTCTTTTTTGACACTACAAAATTTTATTACGGCGACAGGCTTGTTACTTTTGATGCTACCGACCTTACAAAAGTTGTTGGCCTAACTGATGGTGCTGGCAACGTAGATACAAAAATTAGCGGCAATTTATATATTGCTTTGTACATTAGCACACAAGCGGGGGTTATAACAAGCCTAAACGGGGCAGCATTGCCAACAACTTATATGGGCGGGGCTGACATAGCTTTAGCGCAAAGATGGGCGGCAAGTGGGCGGCAAATGAATGGTTTGGCGTTTGCAATTGTTAAACTGAATTACAGCCGCGAAGCGCAAACAACGCAAATGCAAGCCTTGACGTTTAGAGCGCAACATTATTTAAATGGCACAGGCGTAGCAAAACCGGGTGACGTTTGGTATGACTACATGACCAACGAAACTTATGGCGCAGCAATGGATGCAACTATTGTTGATGCCACTACAGCAACAGCATTGAACGCGTATTCAGATGCAACCATTGCTTACACGCCTAGCGGCGGCGGTTCAGCAACGCAAGCGCGTTACAGAATAAATGGCGTGCTGGATACAGGCTTAGATTGTTTGCAAAACATTGATCGCATTATGTCCGCGTGCGATAGCTGGACACAATACAACGCCACTACGGGTAAATGGGCAATTGTTATTAACAAAGCAGAAGCAACCAGTTTTTCTTTTAATGATAGCAATATCATGTCCGACATTCGGGTTAGCAGTTATGACCTGACCAGCAGCATTAACCAAATACAAGCAAGTTTTCCAAACAAACTTAACCGCGACCAAACAGATTACGTTTATCTGGAAACGCCATCTGGTTTGTTATACCCCAATGAACCTGTAAACAAATTAAGCATTACGCTTGATTTAGTTAATGACAGCGTGCAAGCCCAATACCTTGCTAACAGGCAATTGGAGCAAGCTCGTGAAGATTTGATTGTTGCATTTAGTACGCCTTACCCCGGCATCCAAGTCGATGCTGGCGATGTTGTTAGCGTGACCAACGCGGATTATGGGTGGACTGATAAATTATTCCGCGTCATGAAAGTATCAGAACAATCGCATGGTACGGGGGATTTGTCTGCCACTATTGATTTGATTGAATATAACGCGCAAGTTTACGATGACGCAACCATCACTCAATACGCACCCGCACCTAACAGCAATTTAGCAAATCCAAGTTATTTCAGCGTATTAGCTGCACCAACAGTTTCAAATCAATTGCCCACGGCAACTGTTCCAACGTTTGATGTAACCATTTATATTCCGGCTACGGGGCGCGTAACAATGTTTACGTTGTTTTATACAACTGTGGCAACGCCAAGCGCGGGTGATTGGTTAGTATATGCAACGCAAAGCAGTTCAGAAAGCAACGCATACACGCCTTCAACCAATTTCACTTTTACCAATATACAAATGCCCACGGGCACATATTATTTTGCGTACAAAGTACAAAACGAAATTAGCGCATCGTTGCTTTCAGCGCAATCTACGGCATTAGTTTGGTCGCCTAACCCTGCATCTACAGCAGTAGCGGGAACATTTGTTGCCACGTTTGCCCCTGCTACAACGTTGGTTCCAAGAGACAGCAGTTTAGTTCCCCAATTTACAGGTACAGTTACAGACCAGCTATATAACCCGCTATAAGCTGTATTTGCGCCTGTTGCCCATGTGTAAGTACTTGTGCCCGTTGGGTTTGATGGTTGCGTTGATGCCCATTGGTAAAGGTACGTGGTTGCCGTTTGGTTGCCAGATGTGCCGGGTGTGCCTGTTGCGCCGGGGTCTACAAACGTCCATTGCAGAATTGCATTTGCAGCTTGCGTAACAACACCAAGCGCAGATTTATAACGCACAGGCACAGTAAGCGTAGCAGGGCTGCTAGCCATTGCCGTAGGTATTGCCCATTGTGCGTATGTGCCGCCATCAGTGGGTGCGCTTAAAGTTAAGCCACCAGTGGTAACAATGTCGCCGTTACCCGTGGTGCTGCTGCCACCAATACGCCAAGTATTGTTTGTAAATGAACCAGCGGAATCGGTTTGCGCGGTAACAAAATCAATAGAACCACCAGCAGCAGAACCATACAACTGCGTTATTAGCCCTGTGAATTGAGGAACTAAACTGCTGTCTCTTGGAACCAACGTTGTGGGAGGGGAAAACGTTGCAACAAATGTTCCCGCCACCGCTGTAGATGCAGGGTTAGGCGACCAAACCAATGCCGTAGATTGCGCTGAAAGCAAAGACGCACTAAATTCATTCTGCACTTTGGTTGCAAAATAATAAGTGCCGTTAGGCATTTGTATATTGGTAAAAGTAAAATTGGTAGATGGCGTATATGCGTCACTGGTTGAATTAGTTTGTGTTGCATATACCAACCAATCACCGGGGCTAGGCGTTGCCACAGTGGTATAAAACAGCGTAAACATTGTTACGCGCCCCACTGCTGGAATATAAACAGTTACGTCAAATGTAGGAACAATAGCCGATGGCAATTGATTAACAACTGTAGGCGCAGCTAACGCGCTGAAATAACTTGGGCTTGCTAAATTGCTGTTTGCAGCAGGTGTGTATTGTGTGATTGGCAAATCATCATAAACTTGCGCGTTGTATTCAATTAAATCTAGCGTTGCAAACAAATTACCCATGCCATGCGATTGTTCTGCAACTTTCATCACTCTAAATAATTTGTCTGTCCAGCCATAATCTGCATTGGTAACGCTAACAACATCGCCAGCATCTACTTGGATGCCGGGATATGGCGTGCTGAACGTAACAATTAAATCTTCCCGCGCCTGTTCCAATTGCCTGTTAGCTAGGTATTGGGCTTGCACGCTGTCATTAACCAAATCTAGCGTAATGCTTAATTTGTTGACGGGTTCATTAGGGTACATCAACCCAGATGGTGTTTCTATGTAAACGTAATCAGTTTGGTCGCGGTTGGTTTTATTAGGGAAACTTGCTTGTATTTGGTTAATACTGCTAGTTAAATCGTAACTGCTAACACGAATATCAGACATGATATTGCTATCATTAAAAGCAAAAGATGTGGCCTCTGCTTTGTTAATAACAATTGCCCATTTACCCGTGGTTGCGTTGTATTGTGTCCAGCTATCGCACGCGGTCATTATGCGGTCGATATTTTGCAAACAATCCAACCCAGCATCTATAACGCCGTTAATTCTGTATCGCGCTTGCGTAGCTGTCCCGCCGCCGCTTGGCGTGTATGAAATCAAAGCATCAGAATAAGAATTTAATGCTGTTACTGTTGTGGAATCAACAATAGTTGTATCCATTGCTGCGCCATAGATTTCGTTGGTCATGTAGTCATACCAAACGTCACCCGGCTTTGCCGTGCCTGTACCATTTAAATAATGCTGCGCTCTAAAGGTTACGGCTTGTAGTTGCGTAGTTTGCGCTGCACGGCTGTAATTTAATTTAATAATGGCAAAGGCCAACCCATTCATTTGCCGCCCGGTGCTAGGCCATCTTTGAGCTGCATCTATATCTGCACCGCCCATAAAAACATTTGGCAATGCTGCGCCGTTTAAGCTGGTTATAACCCCTGCCTGTGTGCTGGTGTACAAACCAATGTACAAGTTGCCAGCAATTTTTGGGTCAGCTTGTCCAGCACCATCTGTTAGGGTAACTACTTTTGTAAGGTCTGTGGTGTCAAAAGTAATCAGCCTGTCAGCGAAATAAAATTTTGTTGTATCAAAAAAGAATTGACCATTTGGGCTAATTGCCGAAACAGTCATTACGTAATACATTGTTTTTTGATTTGTGGTTAGCACCGCATCAGTGAAGATGCCGCCAAGGTAAGCATCGCCATACACCACGGGAATGCTGTTTGTATTGCTTGGCGGGCCTTGCAACCGCACGCCGTTATCAATAGATTTGTTAGTGCCCGTTTGCTGGTTAGGCGCAAATGCACGCGATATAACTTGAGACAACGCATAGGACATAGCAAACGATGCAGCAGCCACGCCAAAAGTGCCAAGGGCTGCGCCCATCAAAATCAAATCACCGCCAAAAAATATGGCTGCAACTAGGGTCGTTGGCATTTTTTATTCCTTGAAAAACGTTGCTTCTAAGGGTCTGTAACCCCGTTTAGTGTAATCAATCAGCGGTGAATTTGCCATCACAGTGGTGCAGGCATAAGCCACGCGCCCACTGTCAACCATTGATTGCGCCATCATATTAAATTCAGCCCATAACCTGCCGCCTAATGTGCCGTTTCTATGTTCATGCTTTACCCACCATGCCAATTCATGCAAGATTAAAGCCTTTGGACACCATAAGTTAGGCGCAATCATTGCCAGCAACATTCCCCGATAATCATCATCGACTAAAGCAAATCCGCGCCCTGAGACAATTTGAAAAATAAGTTGCGTTACATGGTCGGCATCGTGGTTTGTTTCTGCACGCAATGCTTGTGGGCTAGATTCCAAAGCGTATTGCCGCATCATTTCTACCAATGCGGGTATGTCTTGTTTTGTTGCTTGTCTTATCAAAATTGCACCTTAAAAACCGCTGCCGCCAGTACCTGTCCCATCGCCTTGTGCTGGGGGTGCATTTCTTATTGCTTCTGCTCTTTCTTCGGCTTGTGTTTCAGCCAATGGTTTAGCGCCAAAGTCAAAAAAGGTTGCCGCAATAATAGGCACTCTATCCATGCTTGTGTCGTTAGGGTAAACAGTTTTCCAAATGCTTGGGTTGGTTTTTATGCCACCCACGCGGCTTTGCAAAATTGATCTAAACGATGCACAAGTCAAAACACAGGTTGCAATTCTTATTCTTGCTTGCGTATCAAAATCTTCGTTAATAGCAATGTTAGAAACCAAGCCTTGGTAACGTTTAAAAAATTGTTGGGTTGGGCTTGTGATAATTTGATTGTTGGAATCTAAAAATCCACGCCAAATTTCTATTTTGCTGCCCTTAATAGTTGCGCTTAAAATTATGGCAATGTTTGCGCTATCAATGCCAGTTAACGACAAACCCAAATCGCCGCTAGTTGCTTTAACTTGGCGGTCAATGTTTGTAATGTTTAGCAAACTGCCTAAACCAGAATAAGTTGTGCCATCTACAGTGATGGGTGCGGCTGCATTACAAAACGTATATGTAGCACTAGGCGTTGTAAGTTTTACAAACTCAGCAAAGTTAATTGAATTGCTGGCTAACGCTGTCATCGTTGTTGTCATGTAATGTTCTCCCGAAAAACAAATGAACTATCCCACTGCACGAATGCGCCATTTGTCATAGGGTTTAGCGTATATGTTGGGCAGCTTTCAGCAAGCATATAAAACGTGCAATTTACACCCACAGCGGTCAATGTGCCCACGCTAGGCGTACCAATCACGGGTCTGTTGAGGCTTACGCTTACTGTGCTGCCACCGCCCCTTAAAACTTGCGTAGTGACTTTGTATGGGTATATGCCCAATTGCAAAAAATCACCGGGTTCAAAAACAACTGCCGTTGACGATACAGTTGGCAAATTACCAACTGTAATTGTTTGGCTATTAGCTGGCGGTACAACAGTCAATGTCAACGCGTTAACTTGTGCAGTTGTTAAATCGCCTTGGTAAGCAGTAAACCAAGATAAGTTTGCATTGTTAAAACTGATTGTTTCTGGCAACTGCCTATCTTTATTGTCAATCGCTTGGATGATGCCGCGCACTTGTGGATAGTACAAATAATTGTGCGGCATAACTGTAAACACCCACGGCACAGCAGTAAGGTATTGCGCCACGCGCACCTGACCGCCCCGGCTAATTTGCTGCCCAACCATACGCCGATTGTTTACCGACATATTTTGTTGAATGTTAAATATCGTTTGAAAAGACATTACGCCCTCCCTAAATTACCAGATATGGATTTTTCGCCATACCTGTTAGCTGCCCAAATTGCATTGGCACTTCCATAAATCCTGTCTTCAAAGGATTTAGTATCAATTGCTTGGATGTAATTGTTGGTCACGTTTGTAGTGCCGCCCATGCCACCAAGTTGGTTGTTAGGGATGATTGTTCCCGCTGTGCGCGGTACAAATAATTCTGGCCCACGTTCACCAAC